TACTGATTGTCCTTGCGCTACTGCGGTTACGGTACTGGATGCTATTTTAGTAGCGGTATCGACCAGAGTTACATTAGCACCCGCGTTGGCGATACCTTGCGCTACTTCAGTTGCTGCCCCCGAGATACCGGCACCAATTACTGCATTTTCGATTGCGGTAGTGATTGGGGTACCCGAAGCAACAGAGACAGCGACGTGTGCTAACCCGGTGCTTACTGCTACTGCTGTGGATTCTGAAACGCCCAATATACCTGCTACGTCAAGTGCTTCACTAATCGCGCTGCCTATACCTGGTAGGGCTACCGCAAGGATAATCGGTGCTACTGATTCCACCGTGTTTCTGAAAGATACCCAAGCCGATGGACCCGATGTTAAATCTGCAATAGCACTAACACTATTGCTTTCAATTCTAGGTACCGCCTGCGACATAGTATTCAGGGCAAAACTGCAAGCGTAACCCGCCACGGCACTAGCAGGAACTTGAGGGTTATTTGTTAGAAGTGGTGCTGCGGCAGCGGCGCCAGCTTGTTGTACCGCATTTGCAATGGCTATACTTAACTGACTCGAAGCAGTATTTAAATTATATTGTTTCGCTAGTGCTGCCGCTGCTGCTTGTTCCGCTGCGGTTGCTGCCGCTGTAGCTTCCGCTAAAGTAGCAGGGGGTAGGAACTGATTTACAAGTGTTGCGAATGTTGGCATAATTCGTGCTCCTAGTTGACCGACATTATACCGGTCATTTGCGCGGCCCATAATTGCCAATTAGCAAAATTTCGGGGATCTGGAACACCTGACTGGGCAAAATTACCGATACCGAGCATTGCGATACCCCAATTCTGCCATTTTTCTTCGGGTACCGTCCCGAGTTGATTATCCGCAAACAATTCAGCCATAAGAGCACACCAGCTATCCCATGTTTTACCGCGAGGATCATACGAGATCATGGGTTTCCTGTTCCGCGAATATCGCCAGCATCGATGGATAATAATATTTTACCGACTTGGTAATTTCCACCTTGTACATTGGATTCAAACCGCAGGCGTAACTCCCTGCGTTGTTCCCGAAGATCTATCTTTAAGGTACTTGATGTAAAAACATACGGCGCGGATACTTGATCGGTATCGTCTGCGAAACCCCGACCCGTTACAATCATGTCCATCGTACCGGATTGTATAAAATCTGGTTCTACTCTTTCCAACCAGGCCCAATTATTATTCCCTACCGCTGCGGTACCTACTAGGCCACCAAGTGATCCCAGTGCGTTTGTTTCAAATGCCGAGTAGATCGCATCTACATTAGTTAGATACACCTGATCGGTGCCGGTTTCATGCTGCCAAAGAGTATAATTTGCACCGGTGGTATTAACAGTATTTCCGGCCCATACCGGGAATCTAAAAACTTCAGAAAATGCCCCGGCGGATCTTTGCGCACCTAGTGCTTGCCCGGTGTCATACCAGGTTTGTTCGCGCACATTGTAGATAATCGCGTCGGTACACTCGGTGGCGTTACCCTTTGGATAAAACCACCATATCTCGCCCCATCGCGGTACTTTACTGGCCCATACTTTCTGGCGTTGGTTATAATTTAAATTATCGAAAAAATAATTTAAATTGGTGTCGTTTGGTATTTCCTGCATTACCCCGTTGTACATTAAAAATCTATCTGTCCCGCACCAGTAATAAATACCGTCGTACTCGATCACGCTATTCGAGGATAAAATAGAACTTTGCTGGCTAACCAGATCATACCGCCAATAAAAAGTGGCGCTAGATGTTCCTGTTGTCGTTACGGTCGGGGTGTAAGATACTCGAATTAATGAGTCTAACGACCAAAATAAACCCGATGGTGATGTAGTCCCACCGCGTACCGGCAAGCCCTTAACAATTTTACTTGACGCTACGTTATTGTAATTTGAGTCCGCGCTAGTCCAGTTATTAAAATCACCCGCGGCACAATTTTGAATTAGGCCATTGTTCCCGTACACAAACAGGTACGGGTACAGCATACACACGCCCCCGGAAACGGTAATATTGTTATCCAGTGTTAAATTCTGCGGGGTATAAACAGTAAATGTCGCGCCGGTTGTTGTCCCCGCGGCAGTTGTAATAGGTGACCCGCCAAGCGATAACGATAATTGGAATGTCGTAGTCCCATTGGTGGCGATAACGTAATAGGTTCCTATACCTATCCCGTTTTCGGTACCGGTATCCGTACCCGTAACAGAAACCACCTGGTTAAGGACGATGGTAGACGCGGTGCAGGAACATTGCCCCGCGGTTCCTGTGACAGTAACTCCGGCCAGCGCAATAGCATTCGCCCCGGTAGTTGCCGGCAGCGACAAGTACACAACGGTGCCTAGCACCGATAGAATAGTTGTTCCTGCTTGGATACCCGATCCGGCGACAGTAAGACCCGCACCAACGGCGCCATAGGCGCTCACCAGGGTCATTATGTTACTTCCGGATACAACACCAGCGGGTACTGTAAAAACTCCAACAGGGGCCAATGTAGTACCTGTAAATGGGCCGAATAGTGGTCGCGTATTGGTAGTGCTACTGACAAAAGTCAAGTTCCTGCCGGGGTGCGCGATTAATTGATTTGCCCCACCACCGGTGGAATCAAAGCCAATATCGAATTGCCATAAATTATTAGCATTAGCGGACCAATAACTAGATGACGGCATTGTAAATTGTGTAGAACCAGATCCGCTACCCCCGGTGGTTAAAGTAAGCCACTCCTCCACCCCATCAGCGTAACCGGATACCACATAGTTGGTTCCATTGCTGGCACTCATAATCATGCCCCTGGACAGATTGGCATTTAAAAATGCACCGACATACCCGCCCATTTTACGGGGTAATCCACGTTGAAATCGCATCCATTCACCATCGATGTATCGTTGGGAAGCAAACAAAGTACCGTCTCGCTGGATACCCGGTTTAATAACTAGGGGAATAACCTTATCGGTCATTAAAATGTACCCCCGGAGATTCCGCCGGGTACAATTATTCCGGGGGTTCCTGTTTGAAAAGTAGCGACGTTAGCACCATTCGAGGATATTCCCAGATTACTCCCTGCCGCCAGATATAAACCGGTACCGGTGCCACTGATAAAAGCCAGAGAAGGGGTCGCTGCTGCGCCCGCAGCTAGTTGGATAGTCGTTAGTGAACCCGATCCGGTAGTAGCGTTGTAGACGTTATAGCCATCGCTTACCAAGATATTCGTATTGCCGTTGGCTATCGTTGCGGCAGCATAAGTACCGGTGACTGTTTGAAAATTCAAAGAGTAACCCGTAGCATTAGTTATGGCGTATATCTGCACGGTGGACGGTACGATAACCACTGCGGCGCTAGTTAATGCCGTCGTATATTTTTGCACCGTACTAGCCGCCACCGCGGTACTTAAGGTGTACGGCGTAGCGGTAATATTTACAATCTGCAAGGTATAGGCAAAGGTATTAGATCGACCGTACCCAAAGCTGCTAAAACCGACCGAACCAGATGTTAAATTCGATACCAGAACCAAAGATTCACCAATTTGCAGCGATGTAGTATCGATGACATCGCCAGAACTTGTGGCCGGTGCGATAGTTAAAATGCCGGTACCATTATTTCTTATCATGCAAAACCAACCGGGCACCAGGGTATTTGCTGCGGGCATTGTTAATGTCCCAGCGCCACCTGTCCATACGTAAAAAGATGCTTGCCCGGTAGACAATATAGAGTAGTTAGAAAATACAGAGCTTAATGGGTAATTTTGATTTAATGTTACACCCTCGGCGATTACGCCAAACCCGGCCAGCTGCCCCGCATTAGCCACGGATGTACCGGCGCCAAGAGTTACGGCGGACCAGACACCATCAATGGTAGAGTTATTCGTCAGGAAAATAAATTGCGCTACGCCAGATATTACCGAAACAACTTGAGTATTCGCGGCATTGGTTGTAACGGTAAAAGTGATAGACCCGGTATTACGGATAACTATTTGTTGGCCGACAGATACTTGCGTAGCCGGCGGTAATATAATTTGAAGATTAGCTACGGTAGCGGTTACGTCCAAGATACCGGCAGCAGGAATCGTATCGTTGCCGTTAATCGGCCACTCTAGCGTCGTATTCACAGTTATGGTTAGCGCTTCATAGCCGACTTGCGCCGGTTCAATGGTGGCACCGGAAAACGGGTTTAAATAGGTTGTCATGTTTAACTATCCTCTGCTACTGTTTGACGATCACCAATGCGTAATTCATCTTCAGTCTTAAGCGCGGTAATTGCTTCAGAATATTTTTGTTGAAATATTTGACGTTGATCGTTTTTTAAAAACGGCATTGCTTGAAGCAACGTTCCGTACAACATTGCATTAGGCGCGTATTGCGTCAGCCAATTTGTTTGATTGCTGCTAGATAAGGGCGCGATACGCTCGTAGAATAGCGCGGTCAATGCATACGGCTGGTCTGGTGTTGGCGCAATCTGCCAATGCTCGTAATCGATATCCGAATAAAAAGCAGGTGGTGCCGTGTTTGTTGTATTCGGCCAATAGTTAAATAGGTATTCCAATTTGCGCAGGAAAATTGGCTGTGTAACCCCAGCGCTATTGGTGTACGTCATCGATACCGTTTTCCGCCACCTAGCCGGTTTTGCCAAGACCGGATTACCCGCTGACATATTGGTGGTGACTACTTGCAATTGCCCCAAAGTTTTTAGCTGCTGGGCTATTTCAAATTCGCATAGCGTGATAAACGTCGGGATTTGATTGACCACCGCCGCATCTTGTCGTTCCAGATATTGCTGAACGGCAAGTGTTAGACTGTTGTACGTTAAAACAAACGAAGGAGTATTTGTCATTTAAGAGCCTCGATAACTTTATTAATTAGCGCAATACGAGCAGCCAAACCGAGTACACCACCATTAATTCTTTTTGTCATTTGGGTGTATTCTCCGGCATCTGAAAGCGCGTTTAGTCCCTTTATATCCCAAAACCAGCCGGCAGATAAAGCTGCATATTCCGGGATAAACACTTTATCCGGATACGCTACTAAATTGACGTTAATTTCCTCGCCGCAAGAATTATACGTATCATGCCCGGTTAGTTGGATAAGCCCCCGACCACGGTATTTCCACCCGTCCCCGCTGGACTCCGGGCCATTACCCATACGATTAGCGTAGACTCGATTAGCTAAATGCTCCGGTTGGCGGTCATACCAAGCGGGATTAATACTTGCATCTGAAATTAAAAAATGAGTGGGCCAGGTACGTGCAGCAGCTTGGATACTGTAATTTAAATTTTCTTGAATCACTTTAAAATTCGATGATTCATACGCGCATTGAC